TGCGTTGATAGGAATGAATGCTGAAATGATGAAGACATATATTGAGTTTGTATCAGACAGATTATTAGTACAATTAGGTTATGAAAAAATATGGAATTCAAGTAATCCATTTGATTTTATGGAATTGATTTCATTGAGACCTAAAGCAAATTTTTTTGAATTGAGAGTTGGTGAATATGCTAAATCTAATATATCAGAAAATAATGATAATTTTGAAATAAATAATGATTTTTAATTAAATTGGTAAAAAATAAAATAAAAAAATATTATACTTTTTTAATGAAAAAAGTTGGTTTTTTTATAAATAGCACATTCAACAAAAAACATGTTGATATTAATATGCACAATATTAAAATTATTCATAATAATTTTGATGAATTTTATGTAATAGACGAACAAAATGAATTTTCTGATTTATTAGATTGTAGAATAAAAGGATTACGAAATCGACGATTATTTAAATATGTTTCAAAATTAAATTTATTTCAGAAAATTGATACATTATTTAATGAAGTAGATTTAAAAGATATTGAAACAGTAAGTATTATTGTTGATGATTGTATATATATAACAAATTTAAAAGAATATTTTGACTTTTGTTATAAATCAAATTATGATTTAATTAGTTTTACAGATTCTACAGAAATGTTTTATCATTTACAAATAAATATTTTGACTATAAAAAAAGATACAATTAATTTTTTTAAAAATTTAATAAGTGATTATTCCAAAAAGAAAAAAATGTTGGATTCGAATTTATTATATCTAGATTTTTTAAAAGAATTAACAAATAAAGTAAGTAATAAAACCGCATTTTGTAAAACAGCGTATATTGAAACAATAGAAAATAAAAATATATATTTAGTTGATAATGAACATTATTATTATTTATTAGATAGAAATATATTACCAATTATAAATATTAAATTTTTAGAGAGTTTAGTAAATGATTTTGATAAAAAGGAATTTGTTTATAAAAATGTACCATTAGACTTTGATGCTGAGATTTATAAACAATATGATGATTTAAAAAATTTTGATGAAGACTTTTTAAAGAAACATTTTTTGGAGCATGGACAATTTGAATGTAGAAAATACAAAAAAAATGAGATAATTTTACCAAAAATAATGTATGAAAAATTGACAAAAATAAAATTAATAAAATATTTTGATTTTCCGGAAGATTTTGATTTTTATGTATATAAGGATAAAAATGATGATTTAAAGAAATTAAATAAATTAGATTTAAAGCGTCATTGGATAAATTATGGAGTATATGAAGATAGAAAATATAATTAAACTTCAACCATAGTATATTTTTTCTTTTTATTTAAATATCCAAAAAATCTTTCTAAAGCATGTTCAATCATAAAATCTCTCATACCACTGCATTGTGTTTTCTTTTGTAATTCTAAATTATTTCCATAATTTTTAGATTTATTTTTTATATAATGTTCATTAATGTAATCTTCATTTTTATTTTTTAGATTATAAAAAATAGAATACCAATTTTTATCTAATGATTCAAAATCATTTAACATATTGTAAATTAATTTAATATGATTTTTAGTAAAAGTATCAAATACATCAAACCTTGAATAGAAAAATGTACCTACAGCAAATTCCAAATCATTTATATCAATTGAATCATTTAACAATAAATTACTTAAATATTCTAAATATTCCATGTGATTATTGTAAAATGATTTATTTTTATGATAATTAAATATTAAAGTACCGTTTAACATACCAATATCTAGATTATTTTTAAATAAATCTATATTTTTTTGTATTATTTCCTCTGAACCAATTAAATGTTCGCAAACATGTTCTCTAAATCTATCATCAGTTTTTGTATGTATTTTAACTAAATATTCATAGTTTAAGTTATTAATTCTTAAATATAACAAACTTAATAAAAATACTCCAATATCCATGCCTTTATTTTTTACTTCAATAATAACTAAATTTTTTAATTTATTTTTGATAATTTCTATTTTTTTTTCATCAAATTCATTTTCAACTACAGTAATAATATAATTAGCATTAATTTTTCCAATAGTATCTAGATTATGATACATTTTTTCTAAAGTTTCCCATTTACCAACTTGTATCATAAAAATTATATTTTCTTTTTTTTCTATATTTTCATATAAAACATTATAATATTTAATTTTATCTTTTTTAATTAATTCATCAAAATATATACATTCTAATAAATTATTATTTTTTATTCTAATACATTTTCCATCTATACTGTATTCGATTTTATTTAAATCATAATAACGACTAATAATTTTTTCAAACTTAGGTTCTATATTTTGATTATCTTCGAAATTTTGCCATAATATTTTAAACTTAGTATCCCCTGGAATTTGAATATTTTTATCAAAATATATATATTCATTCAAATTATTAATAAATAATATATTATCTTTTATAGATAATTTTAACTTTGCTATTTTATCAATAGAATAATATTTTTGTAAAATATTACATACATTTGAATCCAAATTTTCATATTTTATATCAATAAATTTATTCATATCAAAAATATATATTTTTTTTTTATTAATTAAATTAATAATTTGTATATTAAAATTTATTTTTTTAATATTTAAAATTAGTCAAATGAATAAAAAAATATGTATTTTATTAGCATGTCATACTGATTCATTAAAAAAATATTTTACACTGTTAAATAACATACATTATTTAAATGAATATAATAATGATATATACATAATCAATAGTATAGATGCAAAATATTCAAAAAATATTAGAAATGAACTAGAAAATTTTAATTATGTAAAAAATTATTTTGAAATAAAAAATGATAAATATCTCGATTTTGGTAAATGGATATATGGATTATATAAAATAAAATATAATGATTATGATTATGTATTATTTATGAATGATTCAGTAATTGTAATAGAATCATTAGAGAATTATTTTCTTTATATAGAAAATTTACCTGAAAATATAAATATTTATGGTTATAATGATTCATCACAATTAGGAAAATATCATTATCAATCTTATTTATTCTTAATTCATACAAGAATTATGAATAAATTTATTAATTTATTTAGATCAAAACAACACTTAATTCATAATCAAGAATCAGTAATAATACATTTAGAATTAAATATAATTCATATTGATAAAAGTCATGATTGTTTTTTAAAAATTGCAAATGAATATAATAGTAATCGAAATTTATATTGGGAAAATGAAGAATTATATGAAAATATGATTAATAGAAATTTATTTCATTTATTTAAAATTAAAAAAATTGTTGATTATATTAAATTTTATAAATTTGATATTATAAAATATATTGATAATTTTGATGTTGAATATTATAAGAAAACTTATAAAGATGATTTATCTAAATTAAATGATAATGAATTATATGACCATTTTAAAGGATACGGATTTCAAGAAGGAAGAAGTTGTATAGAAAAATTTTATGGTGTATTACCAAAATTTTATATTGATAAATTAAAAAAAAAAAAATTAGATTATTTATTTAATATTCCAGAGAATTTTGATATATTTTTGTATAAAATATTTAATAAATCATTAAAAGATTTAAATAATAATGAAATATTATATCATTTTTATGAACATGGACAAGAAAATGAAAATGTTCAATTAAAGAATAATTTTAATGATAATATAAAAAAAAATGAGGTATATAAATTTTATATTAAATTATATTATAACTTAAATATTGAATTAACAAGTGATTTTAACTATAATCAATTTATTAATAATAATAATGATTTAAAGGATAAATCAATTTTAAAAAATATCATTGGATATTATTATTCATTGAATATAAAATATTCTATTAAAGATAAACAAAAAAATAACAATGAAGAAAATAAAAATCAAGAAAATAAAAATAAAGAAAATAAAAATAAAGAAAATAAAAATAAAGAAAATAAAAATAAAGAAAATAAAAATAATAATTTAAATTCTGATATTAATTTAGATATTGATAATATGGATATAGAATTTATACAAAAAGTAAATTCTCACTTAAAAAACAGTTCAAATGAAGTTGTAATACAATTTTACAATAATAATATAAAAAATAATAAACAAAAAGATTTAGATGATTTATACTTACCATATTATAAAAAAAAATATAATTTAAATCATTTGAATAATCAAATTGCTAAAAAATATTATAAATATAGAGATTGTCTAGATACAAATAATATTTTCAATACATTTAATCCAACACATTATAAATTGTTAAATAAAAATAATGAAGAAATTAATAACCTGAACGATGATTATGATTTAAAAAAACATTATTTTACTACAGGATACATACATAATTTACCTTACTCTATTGAAAGTTTTAAACCAATAATATATAAGATTTTATATTATGAAGAGTTTAAAAATTTTAATACTAATCAATTAATTAGTCATTATTTAGAAAATGGATACCATGAAAAAAGAAAAATTAAATTACCTAATTATTTTCATGAAGAATCTTATAAAAAAATAGAGAATATACAATCTAATAATAGTGATGATATAATTTTACATTTTATTAATAAATCAACACCTAATACAAAAAAAAAATTAATAAATTATTATAAATCAATAAAAAATGAAAAAATATTTAATAATTTAGATTTAATTCCAAAAGATTTTGATATAGATGTTTATAAATTATTGAACAATGATTTAAGTAAACTAAGTAATATATTTATAAAATTACATTATTTAGAATATGGTTTTGAAGAAGAACGAATATATAAATTGCCTGATAATTTTAATATTGAATATTATAAATATTTAAATAAAGATTTAAGTACTTTAAATAATAATCAATTAATTATTCATTATTTTAATTATGGAATAAAAGAAGATAGACTAATTAATTTACCAAGTAATTTTTACGTTGATAATTATCAAAAATTAAACCCTGATTTAATTAAATTAAATTCAGACCAATTAATTAGACATTTTATAAAAACAGGTTATCATGAGAATAGAATATATTATTTACCATACGACTTTACCCCAATAGAATACCAAAAAATATATAAAGATTTGAAAAAATTAAAGGAAATAGACTTATGTATTCATTATGCTAAATTAGGTATTAAAGAAGATAGAGCATATAAAATAGATAAAAATTTTAATGTAAAACAATACAAAAAATTTTACAAAGATGTTGAAAATATATCTGACGAAGATGCTTTAGAACATTATGCTACTACTGGTTTAAAAGAAGGAAGAATTTATGAATTACCAAAAGATTTTGATTTAAATAATTATAAAAATTTACATTTTGATTTAACTTTTATGAATGACAATGAAGTTTTAGAACATTTTATTTATCATGGTATTCAAGAAAAAAGACAATATAATGGATATAATAAATAAAACAAAAAAGAAGAAGTAAAAAGAGAAGAAGTGAAAAAAGAAGAAGCTATTATAAGTATTACAAAAGAAATTAAAAAAAATAAAAGTTATGATAATTTACCAAATGATTTTAATGTACAGACTTATAGATCATTACACCCCGATTTAATATATTATGACAATGATGAATATTTGATGAAACATTATATTGAAGTAGGTTCTAAAGAAAATAGACTTTATAAATTACCAGATGATTTCGATCCAATATTATATAATAAATTAAATCCTGATTTAGGAAAATTACCAAATAATAAGTTAATTGAGCATTTTAAATCATTTGGGATAAAAGAAAACAGAATGTATAAATTTCCAGATGATTTTGATTATGACTTTTATAAATTAGTTTATTTAAATAATAACAATAATTATAATGATGAGAAAATTAAAAAACATTATATAGATAATGGAATAATAAAAAAACATTGGATAAAATTACCTGAAGATTTCGATTTTAAAATTTATAAGAAATTAAATCAAGATTTAGAAAAATTAAATGAAACTGAAATTATAAAACAATTTGTAAAAATTGGACATAAAACAAGAATTTATAAATAATTAGTTATTATAAAATAATAAATTTTTTTTTACAGTTATGGAAGAAATAAATATATTTCTTGATAATAAAATAAATATATTTTATCTAAGTTTATTTGATAATTATATAAAAGATGAAAACTATTTTAAACTTGGAACATATATATTAAATAATAATAATAATTTACATAT